TAGGCTGACGCCATGAGTTCCCGTCCAATTGCCTCGGATACCCGACCACTCGCATCGACCATCGCCGCTTCTATCCATTTGGCGTGACAATTTAGGCAGGCTGGTTTGTGACCTATATGGGTGCTGTGGTCACAGAAAGGACACCAGATCGTAGCTGGCCTGGTGTTAAGCACCCGGACCACGGGCCGCAATTCGTTGGTTCCGATTGCCTGGGCGTAATATTCGACTACGGAATCCTTGGTTGTCATACTACCTTCCTTTCCTGCCAAACTGCGTTCAGTATTGCTTTAATCCTACAGCCCACCCGTTCCTGATAGTGGTCACCCATCATCGCCGCCCAGATAATCGCGTTGCGTTGCCCAAGAAAACTACTGGGGGCAGTGATGCCGAGGCACCCGCACAGGCTACGATGAAGAATCACGGTTTAACCAACTCCTTGAGTGGCTTCTGTACCGCCGAATCACCCCAAACCGGGCTGTGGGTGATTTTTGCCATGTCCTCGATCTCAAACTGACCATCCTGCCAAGCGGTGAACCCTTTCGTCCCTAACATCTGGCGTTGAGTGCCCACTGGTTGCCGTTTGAACCACTCTGGCCCTAATTCCCGCCTCCGATCGTCCTCGGGCACGTCTAATCCTAAATCAGCATAGGTGACAGTCTCAGGAACCATGGCGCATCGGTCATTCACATGGACATCAATCCTGGTGCTGGTCGCATACAGTTTACCATCCAGGGCAATGCAAGCGAAACACGTCAGGCTGTCGAGGTGGGCCACCCTGCGGTATCCAGTCACCACATCGGAGTTGGCCCGGTAGAGCGCCCGTGTTGATTCGCGGTAGGCCCTCAATGTCTCCGTCCGGCTAATTCGGAGCGACCGGGTGAGACCCATACCAACTCTGTCCCGAATAATGACTGCGGTGCGCCTTGGTGATCGCCCCAGGGCTATCCCTTCGGATATACCCTGTGTGACACCCTGAGCCGTCTCTGGGCCTAGTGGAGCCAAAAGGTTGCTAAGGGGCGCACCGTCTCCGGATATGCCTGCAAACGCCTCCAGAGCACCCGTGGGAAGGGTATTCCATTCGAGTCCCACTGCCGCCAGCGTATCCGTACTTATCCCAAGCGGTAATCGGGCGTCAACCGTGCGGCGTACTACCAATTCTGACAGGCCGACCGCATCCCTTTGGGCCTGGGTGATAATGCTGCCTGCGGCCTCGGCATATACCGACACTTGGCGTTCAACCTGAGCGATTAAGGCGTTGTAGCGTTCCAGACGCTTGACCTGGGCGAAGGATAACTGTTGGCCCTCGATCTGGTTAAGCAACACCGTAAGTTCCCCTTGCATTTCCCGCCAGATAGGACCGTAAAGCCGCACCATTTCGGCAGCGGCTCTGGCTTCCCGGCGCAACATCCGGTCTTGGAATGTCTGGACTATTTCAACCGCTGCTGGCTCAGGCATTGCTACCGATCACCGCTGCAAATCCGGTATAGGCAGGCGCCGCAACGGGCCTCCCAGTTGAACCGGCCCCCGTCCCTTTCGCCGATATACATGGCGTCAACCCTGCCACCACAACCGGGGCAGAAAGCACCCCTTTGTACAGACTGGTAAGAGTGGCCTCGGACCTGGTGGTGGTGGGCCACCGCTAGGGCATTGAGATTGGCTGCCGCAATAGGCTCGAATGGGTCAGCACTCATAAACACTTCCTGTCGAGCCAACCTCGGTAGGCTTCGTGGCTCTGTTCATACCGGATACTTAGCCGATGAGCCACTTTCCCTCCGAGGCGCTCACAGATCACCATTAAGACCTTGTAAAACGGAATGGTGGCCTTATATTTCATGTCAATATCACCTTGAACTCAGATACCCCGACCATAGTGTTGGAATACGAATACCGTTCCAGTGCGGGCAGGCTAAGAGTAATTCTAGGCCACTTCTCGGCCAAGTAATCGTCATCAACCCCAAACACCTTAACAATAACCGTTGCGTCGGGCAACGCCTTGGCAACCAGATATGGCACAAGGTACTGGCTGGGATTGACGTAATCGACCAAGTATGTCGGTCGGAGGGTTGTTCCAGGGGACACTTTCAACAACCGTAAATAGCCAACTGAGGGACGGTTAGTTCCCGAGGGATGAATGAGCCAATATTGGCAGTCCTTGGATTCTTGATACCGTTCCCACGTCTGGTGGGCCTTGTCCCAGTTGTTCCGGTTCGGACTGACACACGTCTTAGCTGTCACCGCCGCTTCCTCAATCGCCTGCCAGGTTTCCGCTAGGGATACCTGCATCTTGACCATTTAAGTACCTCCGGCAGTAAACTCCCGCAGTATCTGGGACCCAAGGTTGGACGACCGGGCTTTTTCTTCGTCCTGGTCTGTCTGCATCTGCTGGATTTGCTCCTGGTCGTATCCCATTTCCCGCCATAGTTGAGCCTGGGGCACCCCAAGGTTCTGCTTTTTCTCCAGTGACGCAATAAACATGTCCTGGTTACGGGTCTCTGGGTCCGCCCATCCTACCTCGAACCGCTCCGTTAGTGCGCCTGGGTTGGTGCCAAACGTGGCCTCCAGCCGGTATGCCATCGCCATTGCGTCCTCCCAGCTAGACCCAAACCCCACTTGGCGGTTGAGAGCCTTTTTGACCAACCCGGTTTCAGCTACCTTGAGGGCTTCCCCAGACGGGTCACCACCGGTTATCTGGAATAGGTGTTGCGGTGTCCGCGTAGTCCCCGCAATGTGCTGAACGAACGCCTCAAGGCTTTTCAAAAGCCCTTCCACGTCGTCAGCGGCTATCTGCCCAACCTCAAAGTTCCCGCCTTCCTCTGCGCTATGGAATACTGTCCAAGCTCCGGGAAGCATGTCGATGGCTGAGAGGTCCACCGGTAGGTTGACTGTGTAGGCCCGGCCAAACCCTGCGTTGTCGTTCTGAATAGCCACGTCAATCAGGGTCTTATTAAGCAAGTCTTGGAGGTGGATGGCGTTGGCAATCTCGCTATTCCCAAAGTCCGAACCAGCAGGCCGATTGCGGAAGTGAACCACCGGCATCCCGAGCGGAGTGCCATCCTTCATCAACCAAGGGATGGGCCAAACCATGCCGTCGCCGGGGTCAAGATGCTGCTCCCACTTGTTCCCTTGCAGTATGAATTTCTCTATGCGCTCCGGGTAATACAAGTTGAGCCGAGTCGTCATTTCGTCGCAATCAATCGGGCTGGTCACCCATTTCTTTGACGCAAAGTCAATCATCCGGGTTGTTTCGTTGTAGTGGGGGATGATCGTCTCAGGTAGTTGGTGGGAAAAGCGGGGCCTTTTATTCTCATCGTCCCAGTCCACCAAAACATACCCATCACCGAGCATGACAACTTCAGTGTGGACTACGCCCTGAACCGCATCCATTCGGTTGGCCTGCCAGGTGTTCCAAGCCCATTCAGCGACAGGGCGGGTGTCCCCTTCTTCGTTGGTTGCAAACGCTGTTACTTCTAGGCGCTCGGCTAGAGTGTCCACTACCACATCCATGAAGTTGTCCCGAAACCTTAGCTCGGCGTTGAGGAACCGTTTCAGACGGTCGGTTAACCTTGTAGGGTGATCGCCGCCGTAGTATTTGCGGTAACGGTCGTAATCCTCCCGCCTAGCGTGCTCCTGTGCAGCCAGCCATCTAAATAGTGCCTGTTGATTGGGGTCATCGAAGGTTCCAGCCAACGGGGTCAATGCGCTGTTAATCAGCGTCTCTGCCGCACTCTTAGCCGTCCCAAGAATTCTATTGACCATCGGGTACTACCTCAACATGATCGCTCTCCGGCAGATACTCCCATCCACCGTCATAATCGCTGTAAGTTTGAACTACCTTACTATCTGGCTCACGTAATGCCCCCTCACAGACCACCTCTACTTCTGTGATAGAAACAGCTTCATCCCAGTCCAGATCATTATCCCACGATACCCAATGGTGGACTGTCTCCCGCGACGGCCAATCACGGTAGGATGTCCAAGTAGTTTTGGTCCAAACATTACCAGGCATAGCAGCCATAGCTCGCTCAGGGGAATCGAACAAACTGCCCAGACGTCGGGCGCTGTAAATACCAATTTCAGCAATGTAGAACTTCATATGTCGTCCTTATCTTGGGTTATATACGCTGCCGCCCCGGCCTGGAGCAACCTTGCGATGGCGTCCGGGCAGACTTCGTTAATTGCCGTAAAAACGTCGGTCATGGTATAGCTATTATCAATCTTACGCTCGGTGCCCTTGTATACCACCACCTCGTGCCCTGAGCCGCGTTGCTCACGCATCATCACAAGCAACCATTTCTCAAGGGCTTCAGCGATTTCCGGTTCTAGTCTGGTGTTAGGGGTTGTCATGCGGAATCACTCCCAAGTTCATCAGTTCATCAACGCCAGCATGGGACACTGGTAGGTTAGCATCCCGTTGAACGCGGCCTCAATCCCGACAGCGTGGACGGTTCCATCCTTGAGAATCAACTCGGCTCGGTGGTTGTCGTCCGGGCGGACTATCAACCCTTGGTCGGGCTGACCGTAGATGAAACAAACGGCGGTTGGATTGACAAAGGTGAACTGAACGCATTGGTCCGTCACGTCCTCCCGCCACAGCCAGACGGTGACCTCCCCTTGGGACGTACGCCCGTCATGGTCGATGTTGCAGTTCATTCTGGTATCTCCCCCGTGTCAGTGTCCCGGTAACGGTCGTCTTGGAAGCCCATCGGGTGCCGGGACCGGGGTTGTGCAAACCTGTCAATACGCTTTGCTGGGGTGCCAATGTCAGCACCGAACGTCATGGCCAATGCGTCGGCCTCGTCAGGGCTGGGTGCTCCCCTCTCTTTCATCTTGACCTTGCTTTCGAGACGGATTTTCGCATCGCTCTGAAGTTCGTAAGTGCGGGTCGTTATTTGGGATATTAAGGCATCGTCATTTTCGATGTCAATCATCCCAGCCACAAAGGCTTCCCGCATCCGCCACCAAACCTCCGCAATGCGGTTGACATACCGACCCCGGTGGGCCTTGGCACCACCAACGAAGGGAACCAACTTAACCC